GATGATTCTGACCTCCACCGAGTTTATGGCTGATGCACCGGAAGGCGATTTCGATCGCTCGTTCGCCGATGGCGTGCTCGAAGACATCGCCGCCCAGCTTCGCAAAGGAGTGCAGTCATGAGTGAAATATCAAGCTACCCGGCAGTGCAGCAGATTAACTTCTACATCAACGATGCGTCTCCTGAATTGTTATTTGAGCGCAGGGTTTATTTAGAAAATTACCTACTCCCATGCTGGAAAGGAAGGCTGGCAGAAATGCAGTCATGGAGCGAATACACAGACGCTGATTTACAACTTCTCGCTGCATACCAAAGAGGCGTTGATTATCTGACGGATGCGTTAACGCAGGAGGCCGCCCAATGAGCAACACAACCAAAGTACTGAATTATGACCCTGCCGACCCGGATAAAATGCGCCTGCCAGAGGGTATTACCTGTGGTAATTGCCATCACATGCTCCGCTGTAAATTTCTGTTTGGTCATACAGAGACCGATACCTATTGCGACTGGTCACCATCGCGCTTCATACCAGCAAAGACAGAAGGATCCGCACAATGAGCAATACAGCAAAACTTCAACTCGGTTTCTCTCCACTGAGCAAATCTATCATGTTGGCAAAAATGCGTGATTTGGAAGGTGGTGGCCGCCTGCGTGTGGGCAATGACCGCGGGCGTGATGTGACCAACGAAGCTGCACAGCTCGTCTGGCAACTGGTTATGGCAGAGGGTGGGGAGATTGGCTGGGAGCTTGATGATGGTTCACGCATGGTACTGAAGGCTGAAAAACGCGAGGCCGCCCAATGAGCAACATCGACAAACGCGCATTACGTGAAATCGCTGTGGCAGCAGTTGGCGCACATGAGCGCCTTAGTGTTATGCCGCCTGATGACATTTTCGACATCTCACTGGCAGAAGGAACTCAGCTTGATGCAGATATCACTGCCTTGAACGCGCTGAACTCAGCTGCCAACCCCGCAACCGTGCTGGCGCTGCTGGATGAGCTGGAAGCCGCAGAGAAGAGGATTGCTGAGCTTGCGGCCAATAACGATTCGGCACACGAAGCATTGTTAAAAGCGCGGCGCGTAACCGTAACCATGCCGACCGGTTATTCAGTTCGCCAAGGCCATCCAATTAACGAAGAAGAGCGTGGTGTCATGATTCCAAAAGATGGCGGTCCTTGGCTCTCACGTTTCGATGTTGAACACGCTCTCCATGTTGCTGGCATCACCACCAAAGGAGAGTGATATGGCTGACAAATGCCTCCGCTGTGTAACCGGGATGATTGGCGCGACAAAGATTTATCAGGGCGATTGGGAGCAAAGCGCGGCCTTGTTTGAAAAGAAAATTGCCGACTGGAATGAGCGCACGCGTCATTACGCAATCCCTCACCCCGGCTTTGCCAATAAGTTTAACCATTGCCCAATGTGCGGCAAAAAGGTTGAGGACTAACCCATGAGCACTATTACCAAAGAGCAGTTAATCGCTAGAGCGTTGGAAAATCACCGCGCTCTGGAGTGTTTCCCGGTGCAAGCAGTGCCTCAAATGGATTTGGCGCTAATCGAAATCGCGCTGGCCTCGCTGACTGCGCCGGACGATATCCCGCCTCATGTACTGGATGCGATGAGCGAGATGTGCGACGCAGGCTTTGACGCGCAAGGGATTTGGGATTTGTGTCGGACATCAATTATGCCTCCCGAGCCTTGCCCTCGTTGTGGGACGGTATCAAGCAGGCCAGACGGCGCGCATTATTGTCATCCGGGGAGAAAATAATGGAATTCACCAAAGAGCAGCTTATCGCTTCTGCGCACGCGCGCATTGAGTTTGCAGAAATGATGCTAGCTGGAGAGTTAGAGCCTCTCAAAGAACGCACATGGTCAATTGAGCTGGAGCTGGCGCGTCGCGCGCTGGCATCGCTCGAAGCGGAGGCTGTGGCGTACGTGGACCCGTTTGCCTTCAATAATTTCAGTGTTTACCGTGCTGGCGATACAGATAACAAGCGCATGGGCAGAGAGTGGATGTGGGCTAATCCGGACGCAGGGCTTATCCCAGTTTACACCGCCCCGCCAGTGCCGGTGGCTGTGATGGATGAAGCACAATCACGCGAGCTATTCGAAAAAAACTGCATGGCGAATACTGAACGCAACAAGTGGCATCCTGACCTGTATGCACACCTACCGGCCAGGGAGCAATGGGCTGCGTGGGAAGCCTGCCGCGCAGCCATGCTTCAGTCGTTCGGTAATTCCGAACAACTCAAACCTGTAAGCCCGCGTTACAAGTTACCTGATGGTTATGTGGCTGTGCCGATTGAACCGACAACCAATCAATGGGCTGCTGGAATGCAAGCCTTTGATTCTGGAATGGACAAAGTTACACGAGTATACAAAGCAATGCTCGCAGCAGCACCGCAGCTGGAGGTGAAGTAGTGGATCCTCATCTGCAATATGCGATAAAGCGTATCGTCGAACTGGAAACTATGCTGCTGCCGGATGTTCCGGAAACTGTATGGCCGGCCGAAGTTGGCATGGTTATGTCACAGCTTGAAAGCGTCGTGGATCTTCCTGCGCACCACCAGCGTCGCCTGCAACACCATATCAACCGGATGTGGCTTGAGAAAATGCCGGTACCGTCAATTATCGAAGCCGCCCGTTCGCTGGCCGCCGTCATGGAGGAATACGCGTGAGAGAGATTATTGTCGATAATTTTGCTGGTGGTGGCGGGGCGAGTACCGGGATCGAACTGGCTACTGGTCGGAGCGTAGATATTGCCATCAATCACGATCCAAATGCTGTAGCGATGCATACCACCAACCATCCGGACACTCTGCACTATTGCGAATCGGTCTACGAGGTCAGGCCAAAGGTTGCGACCGCTGGCCGTCCGGTAGCGCTGGCGTGGTTTTCTCCAGACTGCCGTCACTTTTCCAAGGCGAAAGGTGCGAAGCCTGTCGAGAAAGCGATCCGCGGACTGGCCTGGGTAGTTCTGCGCTGGGCGTTGGATGTTAAGCCTCGAGTAATGAAGTTGGAGAACGTTGAAGAATTTAGAACGTGGGGGCCGCTGCTCGCTGGTGAAATGCGTCCGGATCCTGCCCGGGCTGGTGAAACTTTTGAAGCTTTCGTTGGCATGCTGACTACCGGTATTTCACCGGAACATCCAGCGTTAGCCGAATGCTGCGAGTTTCTGAATATTTCTTTGGACAGCGAAGATGCCTCACGGCTGGCAAAAGGTCTGGGTTATGTCGTTGATTTTCGCGAACTGCGTGCCTGTGATTATGGTGCACCAACGATCAGAAAGCGCTTCTTCATGGTCATGCGTTGTGATGGCAAGCCGATTGTCTGGCCGGAACCAACACACGGGGATCCTAAAACACCTGCCGTTCAGGCGGGCAAGCTGGCACCTTGGCGTACCGCAGCGGAGTGTATCGACTGGACGATTGGCGCACCCTCAATTTTCGGACGCAAAAAGCCGCTGGCAGAGAACACACTGAAGCGCATCGCTCGAGGCATACAGCGCTTTGTCCTGGACAACCCGACGCCTTTCATTGTGAAGTGCAACCACACCAGTACGCGAAGCAATTACGACTGTTTCCGTGGTCAGTCTCTGGGCGAACCACTGCAGACCATTACCAAAACCCATGGTTATGCCATCGCGGTGCCGCACCTGACGAAGTTCCGCACTGGTGCGACAGGACAGGATCTCACTGAACCGGTACCGACCATCACCGCCGGTACATCGAAGCGCCCGGGCGGCAACGGGCATGCTCTCGGTATGGTTGAAGCTTCGTTGGCACCGTTTATTGGCCGTCAGTTCGGTTCCAGTATCGGTCACCGGGCAGACGAGCCAAGTGCGACGATTACAGCTGGTGGGGGTGGGAAATCTCAACTTGTTACGCCGACGCTGATCCAGATGGGCTACGGCGAACGCCCCGGGCAGGAACCGCGAGTGCTTCAATTGAATAATCCCCTGGGTACCGTTACGGCAGGCGGCAATAAATTTGCCACTGTCAGCGCGTTCCTGGCGAAGCACTATGGCGGGAACTACCAGGGCGCTGGCGTTGGTATGGATGAGCCGATGCATTCCGTAACGACTGTCGACCATCATGCGGCTGTTACTTCCCACCTGGTAAAGCTTCGCGGCACCTGCCGGGACGGACAGCGAACTGATGCGCCAATGCCGACTATTACCGCTGGCGGGACACACGTTGGAGAAGTGAAAACACTGCTGGCCGTGGATGCGTACGACGAACAGCGTGCGGAAGAGGCGTTAGAGTTTCTGCGCGAATATTGCGGACCGGACAGCACCGGCCTGGTGACAATTGACGGGATAGTGTATCGCATAGTTGATATCGGCATGCGCATGCTGCAGCCCCATGAACTATATCGGGCGCAGGGCTTCCCTGAGTGGTACATCATTGATCGTGATTACCGCGGCGTGAAGTATGCGAAGGATAAGCAGGTGGCCCGATGCGGAAATGCTGTCCCCCCGCCTTTCGCCGAAGCGTTGGTTAGAGCCAATCTACCAGAGTTATGCCAGCCCAAAGAAATTGCTGCTTAAAAAGCGTAAACATTTCAACCCGCTACGGCGGGTTTTATTTTTCCCTACTGACATTAAGTTAACAATTTATGCCCTCAAAGCATTGATAATTTCAATACACAGGTATACTGTATAAAAACACAGTATATGCAATGGAGGCTACTATGAAAGTTGAATTAACTATTGATCGGACTAAAGAACTTCCTAAGGGTGCGATCCCGGCACTGGAAAAAGAGTT